GTGAGATGTGGCATCAGATTTTCAAAGTCAGTCTTCACCCCGTCATACGAATGGTCGCCGTCGATAAAGGCCAGATCATAGCTTTCAGTGAACTGGAAGTGTCTTGAGTTGGCAATTCTTAAAGAGACGTTCCTGCCACACAAATACTGAACGCATTCTTCGCGCAGCCTCATGGTCAAATCCAAACTGTCCAGCATGACGTTAGGCGCTGCGGCAGACATCAGGCAGGCAGAACCGCCATAGCAGCGTCCGATCTCGACCATTCTTACGCTGGCTTGCTCTGCGTATCGCCAAAGCAATTCCGCTTCTGCTCGGTTGAGGCGTAAAATATGCCTGCTCTTGCGGCCTTCCCCTTCATTTAGTAACCATTCTACTTCTTGATTCATAGATAGATAACAGACTCCTCTTTTAACAATTCGGCCTCTGCGTCACCGTCCATTTCGGGTGGCCGTCCATAGGAGCGTGGGTTGTAGTAATGGTGCTGATTGCTGTGGTCTTTTCGGAAATGATCAAACCCGGCCAGCGTCACCTGTTCCAGCCCAACCACATTGAGAAGCCACATCGTGACCACGAAACCACTGCTAATGCTGCACGGGCGTGCATTTGCGGGACGGTTTGCCTGAGCCTTTACTCGTTCCCACTGTTCATTGTAAAACGCCTTCGGAATGCGGTAAATCTCTTTGGGTTGATACGCAGGTTCTCCTTTTTCTCCGTATACAAAAATCATGCGCTCTGGCCTCATGTTTTCGTCACCCGGCAAGTAGCCATGGCCAAACGTGCTCCAAAGCGTCGTGCGGGTGCCTGTGTGCTTCTCAAAGCCGCGCAGTTGAAAGCGATTAAACCGCACCACCTCATCAAACGCGTCAATGGCCTCGCCCTTGGCAGTCGCCAACAACGAGGGACCATTCCCAACCAAGACGACTTTAGTCGTGGCAGAAAGATTCAAAGGGATGACCGGGTGCATCATGGATGTGGATGAGGAGGCGGCGGATGAGGGTGCGGATGCGGATGAGGGTGCGGATGAGGATGCGGGTGAGGATGAGGATGCGGGTGAGGATGCGGATGAGGGTGAGGATGCGGATGAGGGTGAGGATGCGGATGAGGGTGAGGATGCGGTAAAGGTGGTGCCGTGCCTCCAGCTGCGCCATCGTTTCCATTTACTCCGTCTTTTCCGTCGCGACCGTCTTCGCCAAAGTGAGTATTGATGGCTTTGTTAAACCGTTTCGGCAGCCAACTGCGATCTTCTGGCGTCTTGGATTTTGTAAAATAGTCCAGCATAACTTAACCCATGCTAGTCGGAATAGTCGTGGACCATCCTCTGACTTCATCCGCCCAAATTTCTGCCACAAGATTTCCTGATCCGCCGCTGCCAGTCCACCACTGAAACAGCGTGCGCGTTTTTTGCGTTTTGCCAGGAATCAAATCATCTGCGGCGACGCGGAAAGAAGTATCTACCGCAGTTGTATCAACATAAGAAGTCGTCGCTCCGTCACAAACAGTGGTTAATCCTGCGGAAACCCCAACTCCACCTCCTGCTCTTTGGACAGGATTGTATTGCTCTGCTTGAGAGGACTCTCGCTGAAGCACAAGGGTATGTGCATTGCCTAACATGGCCGCATCAACAACCTTGCGGTAAGTGCTGCCATCATAAAGATCGACATCAACTTGAACGCGAGACGTTGCGCCTGTGATCGTTAAATATTGCCCTCCTTCGAGTAGGGCGTAAAGAGGGCTGGAGCTAGTCGCTTGAGCAGAAAGAGCAGGCATGGTGGTTAATTGCTAACGGGTTTCGGCATTGGAGGTGGAGTGACGCGAATGCGAACGCGGTGCCAAACGCCATTCACAAAGTTTTGATCGTCGTGAACATAGTGAGCCTGCCACGTTTTAAAATTGGTTGCAGGAAAGTCATAGCCATCAAGCGCACCGGAACGTCCAGCGCCTGCACTGCCTGCCACAAGTTGAGCGGTTCCTGTGCGCGTAGCGGGCAACATCAAATCGTCGTGCAGACAGGACGGGAAACTGCGTTCCACATTAAGCACTTCGTAGTCAACGGGCAAAGGCATTGGCTGCGGGCGCGGGGCAATGACAAACTTCGTAGGTGAGATAAACTCCTCAACGGTGTGCAGCGTAGCCAGCGACATCTGCGGAATGTAAATCTCTCGACCATAATACCGTGGAGCCGAGACTAAAGTCTTCTGATTGTTCACCACGGCATAGGTGGACTGAGGAAAGCCATCTTCAGGGATGACCGCGATGGCCAGCAGGACTGTGTGCCAAGTATGGTTCTCGACCTTGGTATAGGTGCGGAAGGGCGTGTTCCTTTGGGCATCGGTTTTGCTTTTGGCAAAGGCAAAGCCGAGGTAGCCATCGGGACCGGGCTCCAGCCCTGTGAACTCGTAATCGCCTAGCTCCTCAAACGAGCGGTCGCGGGTGGGCACATTCCAATCTTTATACTCCGTGCCGAGGGCGGGCATGGTCGTATTGTCGATCAACTCCTGATGGACATAGGCCACCATGCCCATTTCGAGTGAACCATCCACCAAAGGCCGCAGCACCACGCGACACGGCTCCAGCGTGGTCGTGACGCTGACCATGGCGACATCGCCCGAGAGATGCTGCTCGCTGCTATCGAGCACAAACCGACCGGAGCCCGCTGGGAACTCGGCTGAAATATCGGGGATGTCGCTCCCGATGAGCGCCACATACGAGTAGACTGCCGTTTTCCCCCAAGTGGGATGGGTTTGCTGAGTGACAAGCGGAGTCGTCGGAAAGACATCAACGAAGTTCAGCCGGAAGTAGCCCGCCGTGGCCGCTGGGGTCAGGTGGGTGTAAATGTAGTTGTCATAGGACGAGTGCGGCCTGCCTGCGGTGGGTAACTTTAGGCCGTGGGTTCCCGTGGCCGTGAGTTTGGTGACGCCTGCTACGGGTAGGTTATTCGTCGTGATGTCGTGCGCGGAGACAAGGACGTACAGGCCGAGCTTGGCTGAGTAGCTCAGGCTTTCAAGCTGGTATGGCGACTCTTGAGGCATTACCCAAACAAAGGTGAAAGGGTGGAAGGCTTGTTACCCTGCGGGCGAAGTTTCTCCATGATGGAAAGGGCCGCTTCGGCGTTCGACTCCACAAACGAGGGCGGGTCAACGTCGCGCATGATGGGCGTGGCAAAGAAGCGAGCCACGGCCAAGGGCAGGAACACGCTTTCGACGTAGCCAAGCGGGACCGGGATCGGCGTCGCGGGATCAGCGTAACCGGGTGCAGCACCGTGAACGCTGGCAGTGTCAAAGTAGCCGAGGGAGCATCGGGCCTGATATTCGACGTTGGTAGCCTCCAAAAACGAGGGGGAGATCATCATTCGCAGGCGTGGCTGTGAGTCTCCGGCCAGAACGACGGATTCCACAAAGTAGGATGAGCCTTGTTCATTTGACGGGTAAGAGCGGAAGCGTCCGTAGTCGTCAAAGCGGTTCATCACCGGCACCTCGAGGTTCAAGCGACCGTTGGCTGCGCGGAGAGGCTTCCCTGCTGCCGTGCGGACGGGCTCCAGAACGGTGATGACATCCGAATCAAGAGTAGCCGTGTCACACGTTACCGTTGCCGCTCCTCCGCTTTGGGTGCCGAGGTAGGCAAATTGAAGCGTGACGGTGGTTCCCGTGTAATCGACGATGCGGTTCAAATCCGCCGACCCTGGCAAAAGGATCTGACAACCCTTCATCCAAGAGGCGAGGCCGCTCGCGACCGTCAGTGTGTAGCCGTATTGAGCCTGAGCCGATGTCGTGAGCGTCACGGAAGGCCGGAACACGGCGCTCTTGGGCCGCTTGGCAGCAAAAAGCGGACAACTTGCCGCCATCTGCTGCAAAGCTCCATTGAGAGCAAGCAGAGCGTCAGGAAGCGGGTTCTCCAGCGCGGCATCGAATGGAATGCTGCGCCACTCTTTGCGGAGGTGCCGATAGAGCGCATTGACTGCATCGCGGACGGTGAGAGGCATGGTTCATGTTTACTCTGCAAGTTTCTTGACCCATCCCGCGCCCGCAATGTGCAGGCCGGAGCCTTCAAAGGCGATAGCGGCTCGAACTTCTTCTTCAGAAGCTCCGAGTTCTTCCGCCAGATCACCGACCCGGTAGGCTTTCTCTGCGACCTTGGCGGCAATGGCGTCATGCAGGAATGGGCCTTCGGGCGTCTCCTGCGTCTCTTCGACAGGCTCGCTGGTGGCTTCCTTGATCTCTGCGACGACTGCCGCGATGTTTGAAATGGTTGCAGGAGCGGGATTTGAACCCGCGATCTCCAGTGTATGAGGCTGGCAACTTACCACTTGTCCATCCTGCGATTGGGGAAGCTCAAAGAGCGGAATGAGAGGAACCGGAGGATTGCGCCGGTCCAGAAGCGCGTGAGCCAGCGCGGCTTTGTTGTCCATCCAAATCGAAACGGGGATGAGTAGTTCATGCGCTCCCGCTTTCACGTTCCACCGAAAAATGAAGCTTCGCCCGTTTTCGTCGCTCAGTTCGTAGGGTGAGACATCACCGATGTTGGACGCCTTGAGGCGGACCATAGGCTCGCCGGGTTTGGCATAGCGGGCGAGGATTTCAGAACTGATGCGAGAAGGAAGACGCTGGGTAGAAGCCATAAAGAAAGAGGTGGAAGGGGAATGGAAGGAAAAGGAAAACGGCGGCAGGGATCAACCTGCCGCCGCATCCAAGTGGGTTATGCCGTGAGGGTCGGCACTTCGAGCCCCTGATGCTGGCCCGTGTGGCGCACAAGCAGGTAGCCGTTGGTGATGCCGTCCGTGCGGATACAAGGCTCTTGGCCGTAGATCGTTTCGTAACCGGCTCCTTTCACAAAGCCGTAATCGCGATCTTGGTTGATAAGCATGTCCTCTTGACCGTAGCAACGGACTGCGCAATGAGCGCCGAACAGGATGGACGACATGTCAGGAGCGCCGTTTGCGTTACATGGGATGATGTAAGCACCGGCGGTGAATGTGTCGGTCCATTGGAAGTCTGGGCTGGTATTGGCAGTCGCACCCACGCCGCCAGCAGCAGGGACAGAATCCCAAGTGTCACCCGTCGCAACAAAGTTGCCAAGGGTAGCACTGCCAAGGGTGGAGGTTCCCGCGCCGTCAGGCGACAAGATACCAGTCAGCTGAATGAACTTGCCGTTGTGGCCACCGTTGTATTTCACAAAGCCAACGCTGCCGTTGGTGTTGCGAATCCACGCGTAGTTCTCGTTGTTGCTGGTGATGGCCGAATAGAATGAGGTAAAATCACTCCAAGTGGTTTGATCCTCATACCACTCGTAGGCATGACCTTGGAACCACTCAAAGTACCGTTGCTTGATGGCACCGGTGCTCGCCTCGCCGTCAGCGCGGAGCAGACAGGCACCGATTGCGCTGTCCACACCGAAACCAACGCTCAGGATAGCCCGAGGCGCGAAGGGATCAGCGATATGGTCGTCAACGTCTGGATCGGCTGAGTGATGCTCAAACAGAGACACACCCTGCCAAGGCTGAAGCAGACCGGTGAACGTCGGGTTGCTTTTGCCGCGATCCATGGCGACTTGCATCGCGTTGCCGTAAACATTGCTGTTACGGATGGACGACATGGCCACATCGGGGATGTAAGCGGTGTAGGTGTTGACTGGGGAGCCGACATCATTCTTGCCCACCGAGAACGGCTTGCCGCCGATGCGCTGAAGGACAGGCTTGATGTTTGGGATCAACGAGGTGCTGAGTGTGTCGAGCGCATCGAGCGTGGCGACGGAACGCTTGCCGTTCGGGTAAACGATATTGCCGTTGGCCCGAAGTTTCAGCATCATCTTCATGTCGTTCATGCGCTGAAGACCGAGCTTCCGCTTGAGCGACTGAAGGGCGAAGTTGCGCACGGACCCACCGACCGACATGAAACGCAATTGCTTCTTCGTGGGCTCGAAAGCATCACGGAAGTAATCGACGTAGCATTGATAGGTGAGGAAATCGAGCGTCGAGGTGTTCCCGGTGAGTTCGCGTTCACCGCGCACTCCTGGGCCTGCCAACTGGCTGGCCACCGTGAATGTTACCTTGTCGGCTCCGGCTTCGCGCAAGTCTGCACGGACCAGAAACGGCTTTTTCGAGCCTACTGGACCTTCAAACATGCTGAAGTCATCGACCTGTTGAGCGCCTTCGCGCAGTTCCTTGTTGTAGAGCGTCCCTACGAGTTTTGGGTCCATGGCGACCGCATCAGCGAGCGTCATGGCATTTGCATTAGCATTATAAGTTCCGGCCATTGTATTGTCCTCCTGTGGAGTGAGTTGTTATGAGATGGTGTGAGATGTTTGGACTAACGTCGGGCGTTCTCGCGCTGCTTGATGTCAACCTGCTTGAGAAACTCGACACGCTCCTCATGCGACATCGCTTCGTATTGCGCGTGAATCTCTTCTTGCGTCAATGCTGCGGGTGCTGCGTTAGAGCCGACTGGTGATCCCGGGAAGCGCACTCCTGGGCGAACCGGAGCGGGGGGGATCGGGGTTGTTGCTTGTCTTGCGTTTGGGCTGGGCTGTGCGCCACTGCCTCCGAAAAACTTAGCGTAAACCCGTTGGCTGATTTGCTCAGGCCAGTCGGGCGAGTTAAGAACGATGTCATGCTTTGCCTCTGCAAGTAGAATTTCATCATCGAGATACTCAGAAAACCGGCTTTCGGGGTCTGACATGAGTTCTCCGAACTGCTCAAGGGCTCTGGAACGGCTTTCCGTTTCCTGTGCCTCAAAGGTCACGGACTCCGCTTGGGAGGCTTGATCTTCCCGTTTGGCGAACGCGAGTTCACCCTTCAGTTCTGCGATCTCCAGCAGTTTGGCCTCGGCAGTGTCGTAGTCGTATTCCGCTTTGGCTGTTTGGCGCTCGGCCTCCGCAGCTGCGATCTGGGCCTGAATGTCCGCGACTCGGCCCGAAGGCGCTGCAACAGGCGTCGGCGCTTCAGGAGCGGCCTCCTGCTTATTCATCACCTCGGCGGGTGTCTTGCCGGGAAAGATTTCGGCAATGGCGTCTTCGAGTTCCATGCCGTTGCGCACTTTGTCCATGACCTCGGCCAGCTTCACCCGCTTGCCGGGGTCTTTGATGGCTTTGAGGCTGATGCGAGCGAGGTCTTTGTCTCCCTCAGAGCCCTTGGGGGCTTCTGGTGCTGCCGGTTTAGGCTCAGGAACCTTGAGAACAGCGGCGATGCGTGCCGGATCTCCGCTTTCGAGGGCGGAAAGGTCATCATCCGAGAGCTTGGATAGGTCCAAGTCTTTCGTCAGTTCTTCAATCGTCGGCGCTGGGGGCGCTTGTCCTTCTTGGGGCTGCTCTTGCGTTTGTTCAACGGCTGAAGCGGCTGGTGTTTCAATGTGCGGGGTTACGTCGAGGCTCTGGGGCTGTTCGCCGCCAGTGGGTGAGGTATCAATCATAGACCCTCACGGTTCAGGCTTGCTTTGACGCTGCAACAGCGGTCAACCCGGGTTTCCCTACTTTGACCCCCGGTTTTGGTTGTCTTGCGCATGCGATGGCATAGGATGCCATCTTGATAAGCCGAGAGAGTCCTGCCAAGGGTGTTGCATGACATCCTCTGATAAGTAGCCGCCCGCCTGCTTGGCATCCTTGGCGCGGGCAACCCTGTCCTACTGAGAAGCTTGCATGTGCATAGCATCGTATCCCCAAAAAGCGCCAGCCGGAAGCCAGCCCTCCCGTGCGAAACACTCCATGATCTCCAACGGCATGTCGGCCCGCATCGGCCAGTGATCACGGAACATGTTGTCGTCTGCATCCAAATCGATGGCGATGCCCCATGAGTGAAGCGATAGACTGCCGCCGCCTCGCTTCTGGCGGAAATTATAAATCCCGCCGTAGTCCTCGGCTTCTTCCATGATGGCTTTGGCGTGGCCGTAGCGATCTCCGATGTCACGCAAGATCCGCAAGAGCGAGTCTTTGACTTTCTTGTGGCACCTTCCCCGCGTTACCTGCTTCCCGCCGTAGTAGGTTGGATAGGGGAACTCAAACGGCACCAGATTACTCTCATCGCCAGGACGACCAAAGAACGCTTCCACGCTGGCCCGGTCAGGCTTTGGCCATGGGTTAGGTGATGGCATCAAAGCGCGGAGATGCCGCTTGCACGCCGCAATGGAGAGCGGACCCCAAAAGCCATCAGCCGTGACCCCGATGCGCTCCTGCATCGCTTTGATCTCGTTGGTGTTCAAATCCACCCCTTTCGTTTGGCAAACGTGTAGGCCAGATAAACAAGGATGTCAGCGGTCCAACTCGGAACGCGTGTGCCAAAGACGCGCAAGATCATCTCGCGCACATACTCGGCCCGTTGCTGGCCTGATTTGGACTCGGTGAACTCACGGGATGCAGTCCGCACCCATGTCAGGATGACGTTGAAGTCATCGACGCTCAGGCCGGGTTTGCCATCGACTTTGGTTAGGGCGAGGAATGACGCTTGGATGAAGGCTTGGACGGGTGAGAAGAATCGGTTCATGGGACTATTTCGGCTCGGGGTGGATTGATGCCGAACCATTGAGCGGTGGCGTCGGCTATGGCATGAGCGGCGATCAGAATCTTGTCGATCTTGAGGCGCATCTCATGGGTTGAAATATGCAGGTTGAGCTTGGTCGCGACGGCGGCAATCAACTCGTCGGCTTCGAGCCCATCCAAGTCTTTAACCTCGGCCATGATCTGGTCAGCGTTTTGCAACGCTTCCCACGCGGGTGGCACCAGCGAGAACAGGGTGACTAACTCCATGACCGTGCGCTTGCCGTCTGCATTGATTCGCACCCATGCGTCGAACGCGAGGACCAGCGCCGTGACTGCCTCGCGTGTTTCGGTGATGGTGCGTGCGTCTCGGCTCATCGGGATGGGGCGCTTTTCAGGCTGTCGGTTTCATTGCGGGCCTCAACGATATTGAGTAGGTCGCGGCGTTGCGTTTGGAGACTGTCGCCAAACTGAGCGGTTAAGACCGTCACCGCTTGTCGGTGAGCATCCGCAATGGCCTGCAAGGCGACGGTGTGGGCTTCCCGCTGCTCTTTCAGTTGTTCCGCTGCCGCTGCCTGGAGGCTGGGTAGCCATTTCGTGAACATGAAGAACACAATCCATGCGACAAGCCCGAACGCGCTGACTTGAGTCAGTGAGCCGACCCACTCGGGCGTAGGGATGCCGATCTCTGCAATGACGGCGTGGATGATGGCGGGCGCTCCAACGATCAGTGCAGAGATTGAGCCGGTGATGGTGTCAATGGCGTGAGGGGTCGTCATCATTTGGGTAGTTTTTGAGAGGTTTTGGCCATCCAATTCAATGCCACTGAAAAAAACAGCCCAACGGCTATGACCAGCGCAAAATGGAGAAGCACATTCATGGCTAAAAGTGGATCGTGCCTTTGATTTGCCCCTCAACGCTTTCGATCTGGGTGCGAAGTGCGTGAGGCGAAGAAAAGTCGAATGTGCGCTCAGTAGGGTTCAGTGAAAACGAAAATGAAAACCCTCTGGGAGTTTCCTGCACCACCTCAAACGGCGAAGCCGAAGCAGGCAAATCAGCGGCTTGCTGGCGAGCGAGCGCAGCGACTTCGGCAATAGCATCTTGCCCACCTTGAGGTGCGCGAGGAATCCCCGGCAACTTGGTCAGCGGAGGAGCAGCAAGGATTGAGTCGAGAGGTTTACCCATAGTGTTTCAGCGTGAGTTGTTGTCAGCTTGTTGTTCCATCCACCATTTTTCGACGATGTTTGGAACATGGCCGTTGGGGTTGGTCTGGCGCAGACCAATGAGCAGACTGCATGAGGTGAGCGCACCCGCGAGCACCAGCACAAGCACCAGCAAACCAAACTGGATTCTCAACAGCGTTTTCATATCTGTTCAACGATGGCGAGGATTCGTTGAGAGCCTCCATTCGGCACCGTTCCGACCATCCGTGCTACCAAAGCAGCAGATGCGCGACCTGATACCCATTCAGCATGAGTTGGTAAGGGTTCGCCTATACCGTATCCAGAGGCAAGGTTGGTTACAACAGGGTAGTAAGTCGATCCTACTTTTAGCGCGATTTCTACCGCAACATTAACTCCTCCTCCTAGCGCGATGATTTTTACAGGCTTGATGGTTTTGGTGCCGCTCTGCGCAATCAGCGTCACCTCTTCAACGCTGCCCGAGCCTGATACGGCATTGGTCCCCGTGCCTCCTCCGCCGAAGTACGTCATTGTGTTCGTGGTGTTTGCGGAGTGAGTTAAGATTGCCCCAGAACCCGTGTTTGCGTTGGTAATGGTAACAACGTCGACATCGACCGCCGCAGTTACCGAAAAGTTGGCGTTAATGTAATTGCTAAACAAAGTAGCGATTTCGGCTGCGGTGCTAGCGGCACTAGTGTCCACCCAATACGCTGCGGAAGGATCACTGTCTTCCACATAAATGGTAACTGTCGTACCGTCGAGAATGAATGCGATATATCCGTTTACGGGAGCGCCATAACTGAACGAATATTGCAATGCAGGAGGAGAGGTGGCGCTGGTTGCCGGGACCGTGTAGCCTTGAAGCACTCCACTGCCTCGCACCAATGGAGTCCTATTGTTGATTTCATTGATTGCCGCGTTGATCGCAGCCCGTGCCGTAGCCGAAGATGCGCCATTGTTGATAGTCGAGAGTGGCATAAATTAATCGTTCCAAGTTGTTGTGTCGTCCCAAGTTGTTGTGTCGTCCCAAAAACCAGCCGTAAAAGGTCCGCCCCCAGACGCAGCAGCACTCCCACTCGGTCGAGGGAAGGCCAATCCGAATGCGAGTCCGAGGGCGGGCATGAGTCGTTACAGGGCGACGATGTTGGTAGCAGTGGTGCCGGTGGCGTGGACACGGATTGTCTGGATCGGCAAAATCGAACCCGCGAGAACTCCTGTGAACGTGATGGCGACGCCAAACTCATTGATCGCAACCACATTGCCTGCGCCCCCGACAAACAACGCCTTAGCTGGCCCTTTTGCGATTGGTGCGGTATCGCTCGGCGTCACGGCCCGAAAATCGGACGATGGCACAATGGCCCGCCCCACTGCGGCAATCAGCCGCTCAATATCACCCTCATCTCGGCGCATCGCATCGAGCTTTTGAAACGTCGGTTTGGCTGGCTTGGAAGAAGGCATGGCGAGGAGGGATTAAGGTTTCGCGCTTTGGCGCCTACATGGCAGCCGTCCGACTTACCTCGTTTAAATTGGTGCCGTCGTACACAAACGTAATGACGAAGACCTTTGCGGTTGTGGTCCCTGTGGCCAGCGTGCCCGTGCTCTTGAAGTTGGTCCCAAAGGTCAGCGTGTAGCTGGTCGTCCCCGAGGTAGTAATGATGAAGTGATACTGTCTGCCGATCACGCAATTGGTCTTCGTCAGATTGATGGTCGCCGTGTGCGCCGGAGTCAGTGAGTAAGCCGAGTTCCAAGCTGTAGGCACAAGCGCAATGGTCGCCGCGCTGGTGATGACTGCGCGACTCTGAACGCCGATGCTCGTTACGCCGGTGGTGACGGTGCTTGCCGGAGCGGTCAACTTTCCGCCCCATGCTGAAATGAGAACCTTGTTGTTCAAGTCAAGCAGACCATGCGAAAACACGGACAGGCTTGGCAAAGCCGGGACATTGAGATTATCAGAGCCCGCAACGAGATTCTGAGAGGCTCGATCCAGAGTCTGAACCTGCGCAGAGGCTAGCGAGGCCGTGAAGAGAGAGGCGATGACGAGTAGGATGGAATAATATTTCATGGGATAACAGGGGCTTGTGTTTGAGGTGTGGGATTGACTGACGGCGGCAATGTTTGGGCCATTTGCTGAGACTGCAAGAGCATCATTACCCGGTTTTGCTCCTCGGGGGGTAGCATTTGCATCATGCTTTCGAGGTTTAGGACGGGTTGGCGCACGATTTCATCCGCTTGGTCGAACTCCAGCGCCTTGATGATCTGAAGGACGAGAGGGCGAAGGCTCGCTTTGTCCGGCTCCAGTGCCGCAAGATACTGCTGCATCGCGCTCATGGCGATTTGGGCGCTCTCCAGCTTGGTCTGGTTCTGCTCTTGGGTGAGCAGCATCCGCACATCGATATCCAGATTCTTCACTTTGTCGCCTTCGAGGGTCAGAAGTTCGGTATTCTCGCCCTCACCCCATTGAAACGCCTCGTCACGGTTGAAGTTGGCATAGGTCAGCTTCGTGTTGAAGGCGAAGTCACGGGAGAACGATCTGCGGAGTCCACGCACCGGCTTCTTGAGCAGCACAGCGGCCCGTGACATCAGCTGGCGGATGCCCGTGGCCGTGTTGTTTTCTGGAACGCTGGACATGTCCCCCTGCGAGGCGCTGGTGATGCCACTGCGCAGCTGCACCATCTGGATGCCGATGTTCATTAGCTCCATCGACCTGTCGTCGAGGTCGGGCATGGCGAGGAACTGGTACACATCGCTGATCTTGGCGTTTGGCTTGAGGTTCTTGGTCATCCCCGGCGCGAGCTTGGCGTCTGTCTCGTCCTCCTCGTTCTGGAGTTGCTTGGCGTCGTAGCCTGTCACCGGATTGGCGTGCATGGCGTTGCGGTAGGCGATCTGGTTCCAAAGGTCGTCAACCTGCTTCTGAACGTGGCTGTACTTGGCAAAAAACCCGCGACCATACAACCGATCCGGCACCGCTTCCCACCGATGGCACTCCACGGGCAGCTTCCCACCTGGGGAGAGGTTGGCGAGGTAATTCGCATACCAAAGCCGGTCGTCGCCATCGTCTGGCGTCATGACAATGCAGATGTCGGACGATTTGCCTGTGCCAAACGGATCGATGCGCAGGTAGCCCACAATCAGCCGCACTCGGCTATTGAGGAGCCGCTCTTCATCGGTGCCGATGTATTGCACCTCGTCCAGTGCGTCGTGCTGGCTGTCCGGCTTGGCGGGCGTCTCTTCATGCTCATCCTTCACGGTCGTGCGAACCTCGGCAATGCCTGCGAGCTTGAGTGCATCGGCCTTGTTCAGCTTGTAGCGCCTCATGGCTTCGAGCACTGGCATTTCGACCTCATGATAGAAGTTGGTGTGCTTGAGGAGCAGTTCGGGCGCATCCTCGCGAAACGCGACGTTGGTGTATTGCAGCACCGTTGTGACCGTGCCTTGGCTGCGGATCTCATCGCGGGACTCGTAGGCTACACCCCATTCGAGCGTGGCGTTGGCTGGCAGGGTGAGCCTTCCGGCAGCAACGTAGGCTTCAGCCTCCTCGGTCGTGCGGACCAGTGCGCCATCGATCAACAGCGGCTTGCCATTGAGGTGGAGCGCATCGACCTCGGCCTCATACGAGTCCATCTCGATCTCGTAGGTCGTCGCGGTGAACGATTCCCCGAGACAGGTCGAGCGCGTGACGCCTTGACAGTAGGTCGCGACCAGTCGTCCATCTCGGTGGAGCCACTGGAGGTGCTTTTGCATGACATCTGCGAGAGCCGGATCACTCGGACCCACAGGCACAGCGGCAAACCATGGCTCCCCGCCGAAAAGATCTTGCTCGGCCTGCGCTGATGCAAACTCAGCGAGCGCACCAACGACGTTTAGGGAATCATTCTTGAGGACGAACACCCTCGGCTTGCCCTCTTCGTCGAACTCGGGCAACTCGCGGTGCTTGAACACATCGGCAGCCTCTTGCTCATACTTGCGTCGGTTTTCGCGCCATGCGGAGAGACTGGCCTTGTAGTTAGCCCATTGCTCCCGGGCGAACTGGACGATCTGGACGGCTCGCTTGCCCTGCTCCGCGCTCAGAGCATCCTCCAGCGGGCTGCGCTTGGACTTGCGGCGTAGCGTGTTGCTGGCAATGCGGGCCTTGAGAGGGAGGCTATCGGCTTTCGATGGAGCGGGCGGGGTAACGAGCATCCCGCAGTTACCGAGGATGCCACGGCCTACGCAAGAGCGAGCACCCCCGGTTTTGACGGCTACTTACGCTTCAGCTGTGGGTTGGCCAGTCGGGCGAGGACTTCGCGCTCTGCCGCCAATGCCCGAGGGTCAGCCTTGGGGACGGGGATGAACTTGAGGCCAGTCGGCAACCCCAAGATGGCAAGCTCGGCCTCCCGTGTGATCGGGTAGCGTGCATCCCCTGCCTCCCGCCGGTTGATGCACTGGCGGGAGACTTGGAGAGCATCAGCAAGCTGGGCCTGCGAGAGCCCGCGCTTTGTGCGCTCGGCTTTGTATTGGGTGGGTGTCATGCGTCGTAGAGGTGCTGGCGGATTTCGGTGATGTAGTCGCGAACCTCGCGGATCTTGGCGCTCATGGCCTCGCGTTCCTCTAATGCCTTAACCCATGCGTCTGGACCTTGCACATAGTAATCGCGGGCGTTGAACTCCACTTTGCCCCAGGCTTCGATAAAGTCTTGGAGCTTGTCTGCTGCATTGTCGTAGCCCTCGGTCAGCATTTGCCGCCCGGTGCCGTTGTTGTGGATGGTGGGAAGTGTGATCATGGCTTCCGTTAGGCATTGATTGCGGCTCTGACATCCTTTGCGGCTCTGACCCACGCTGGGCCAGCCACAAATGACTTCTGCATGGCGAGCAGGGTCGCCTCCTCGTTTTCGAGCACCGCCTCGGTCTGCTTGATGAGCGCATCATGCACGAACATGAGCGCGATGGGGTCGGACTTGATGAGGGCGGCGATCTTCTGCTGGATGGTTTGGGTCTTCATACTGTTTTGATTTCTGGGTTATTGGGCCTGATGGCACCCTGCTCCCCTGCGCTGCGACACAGGGGAGACGGGTGGCAACTTAGTCCTC